GGTATGGTTTCCCCTATTTCACCAGGCTGCCTGGTTACATTCATATAAGTCTGTTTTTCTGGGATTGTTTCACCAGGATTGTCTTGATCATCAACTACATTATTATACCCATATATTATAACTGAATTAAACCCTTCCGGGCTTTCTTCCCGTTCGGATAATGACACAATGTCATCAATATCGGAATAATCAGCCACAGCAGTTTCCAGGCTGCCGTCAACTTTGTATTCCTGGATTGTCAAACTGCCGTCTATCTCTGCAATAATCTCCGCTCCTACGGCATTAGCCAGCCTTTTAATGACTTCAATCGGTGATTGCTTTTGAACATCAAAAGTACCTATGAAAACATCATAGTCAGGGATATCCCAATTTATTGTCAATGGTGTCAATATATCAGGAACCATTTCCACCGCTGCCGGTACATATTCAGATAAAATGTAAGTTATAATCGCTGTTGCTGTTGTCTTATTATTCTGCCATACATGCCCGGACAATGTGTCTGGATCGTATTCAGTACTTTCTATATCTGAAATGATATTACAAAACTTCTTATCTAATAAAGCCTGTTGTGAGCGGCCCCATATTGTGAAATAAATACCGGCCTTTGTTATTGTTTCTGAGCGCTCTTCTATCAAGAAATAATATTCCGCTGCCGGTTCGGTATCATTGATTGTGATAACAACCTTGATTTTCATTCTATTGATTGCCGTGTGCGGATTACTTAAATCCCATGGATTAACATCAATTAAGCCGTTATATTTAACAACTCGCTTTTGCATTTTAGCTGAAAACTCAAAGCAATAACCGCCTTTAAACTCAATAATCCAGTCGTTACTGACAATTTCTTTTATTGATACATAGCCGTCAATCACCGGGTTATCGTCAAATATTAATATATCTGTTATCATGATATTAACCCTTCCCGTCTTATAGTATCTTGTAACTGTTTTGCGGCATCTGGACTCATGAAAACAGGGAAGCCGTTATGCCCAACATTTATTTGAACTTCTCCCAGGTCTTTCATTTTCATTATATCCATGTCCAGGAAGTTTTTGCTTAGTTCAGTTGTCAATTCTTTTGATATAGACTTATCAAATTTTGTTGTGTTAGCTATTCCGCCACGAGGCCCGTTCCAATTAAGTAACGACGTATTATTTATAGACTCTGCATCTTGTCTAATTTGTTCTAAAGCATTTTTAGCTTGTGAAACGTCAATATTCAAAGCAGGCGTGCTTTCAATTTTCTGATAAAGAATTTCTAAAAGTCCGTTTGTTTCATTGACTGAATTTTTAAAAATATTATTAAGAGTTCCGCTCCCAGCACCGAGTTCGGTCATAATGTTTTGTGTCCTGGAAACAAGGTCATTAATCATTTGCTGATTAACTTGTAATGTATTATCTCTTATCCCGCTAATTGTCTGTTTAAGGGTGTCAACTGTCTGATTCATTGAATCTTCATAACCAAACCGCTGTTGTTTTAATTCTTCGTTTAAAGTTTGCTCTGCTAAAAAATTACTTGAATCTAATATGGGCTGATTCATGACTTGCCCAAGATTATATAACGAATCTTGCATTGATTTAAACTGCTCTTTTGTTTGCGTACCCATAGCAGCCATCTCTTGCGAAATCATAAGCCCGGCTTCACGGTAGGGGGCCGCAATAGATACCGGGTCAACACCGCTGCTTATATTAGCAGTTGCTTCATTCATTGCAGTTGTAATATAAGCCCCGGCGTCTTTTGCAGAGACCTTACTTCTATCAAATAAAGTTGATATGTCATATAAACCGTCTTTTATACCCATATCCTGAAAAAAGACTTCAAAACCTTTGGGCTCAACAATAGTTTTTGTCATAATGTCAAGCTTTTGGGTTACATCATTAATCGTTTCCGTTAAAGGCTTTTCAGGGCTTGCCTTGCCTGTGAATTCTACCGTTGCTTTTGTGTTCTTACTTATCTCTTTTTTATATGTTTCAGCTTTATCAATTGCTTTATCGTAATCTCTTTGTAATTGTGCTAAATTAGCTCTTGCTACATACGCCATTTCGCCAGTTAGCCCTTTAACATCTTCCTGTAAAGTTATTATTGACTGTTTAGCTGCTGTTGCTGTAGCAAGTGCAGCCTCTGCTAATCTTTTAAAAGCCGCAATAGTAGGATCCTCGTCAATACCCATGCTATACGGCCCCTCAACCTTAATAACTACCCCGTCAAGCTGTTGTGTTATCGTGCCGAGCTTCTTTTCAGCCTCTTCTGTTTCAATTTTAAGATTCTTTTCTTCTTCTAGCTGCTTGTCAATCTCTGCATTGCGATCCCCAACATTGTTAATTGACTTACTCCAGGCAGCATCAAAGTCTTTTGCTAATTCAGATAATGATTTTGATTGCTTTTTTGCCTGCTCAATTTGCATATCTTGAAATTTCAATAAAGCCTGTTCTTTTATTTTCAAAGCTTTTCCAAATTCGTCTTTATCTGAACCGTAAACACCTTTCACAAGTTCAAAGCCAGCAACAGCATTTTTATATTGATTCTCATAGAACTGCCGACTCATTTCTTCTTTTTTCTTATCAGCTTCTTCTTGTGTCATTGCCCCTTTTGCAATGAGCAAATCTAATTCCTTCATGTGTATATCAAATGCAGCCTGTTCACGCTCGTTTTTATCTTCTGCAATTTCTAAATATTTATCAGCAGCCGCTTTTGCATCTGCAAGTTTTTGATTATCAACAGCATTTGAAACAGTTTTACTGATTTCAGCAATTTGAGTTTCATAGTCAAAAGTCAATAGTTTTTTCTTGTCAAAATATTCCTGATCTTTTTCTTTTTTCCCGGCATATTCAGCATCTAAAAGCCGCAATTCTTCTTGATAATTAGCTTGTGCGAGCGCAATAGATTCTTTTTCAGTATCTTGAATCTGTTGTGCAATTTGCAGTTTTATCTGTCTGATTTTTTCTTCACTTGCCTCAATTGTAGCAAGCCTTTTAGCTTCATACGTTTCATAATTTTGAGTATTATTTTTTATAAATTCAGCTTCTTTTGCAGCCGCTCCTGATAGTATGTTTTCTTTTGCAAGGATATAGTCAGCATATGAAGTTTTCCCAGCTTCATAATTTGCCTTTTCTTTATTTAAAGCATCGTCTAAACCTGCTTTTTGAGATTCTCTAAAAGCCTGCAAATCAACACCCTGTTTATCATAAGATTCTTTTTGCGCTTTAACAAGTTTATCCCTGTTTTCAATCTCATCCCGCACCATTTTTTTTGACAATTCAGTTATTAGAGTCAAATGATTAGTATGTGCTTTATTAGCAGCCTCTAATGCTTTTTGTGTTTCATCTTTATACCCACTAATTGCCTCTTTAACATCATTTAATTTCATCTTGACTAATTGCAGTTTGTTTTCCACGTCTTTAATAGCTTGTGCGCTTTTTTGACTGCCATCATAATTTGCACGCAATTTATCAAGATATGTTTCCCAATAAACCGCTGATTTTTTTAACTCTGAATTAAGCTGTTCAAGACTTTCTTTTGATTGTCCTGACAAGTTATCAGGCATTTCTATATTTGCATATTCCTTATATTTTTCAATTGTTCTATCTAAAATTCCAATATATCCTTCGGCATCGGCTTTATTTTTCGCCCAAATACTAACCTGTTCAACTGCTATCATTGCCAACTGAATAATCTTAAAAGCTCCGAAAGCCGCCGCAAGTCCTAACATAGTTGTTGCAAGCAGGCTGCCAGCAATGGACATTGTAGCAAAATGTGCTGGGATAGTTGCTATATGAGTAGTTAAAAACATAGATAACTGTGTAAATCTTGACATTGCTTGACCAGCTAAAAGCAGCCCGCCTTGGAAAACAGATATACTCTTAGATGCTAATATTGTTACAACATAAAAAGTCCTTATTTCAGGAAGAAACTCAATAAATAATTTTATTAAAGGTTCAAGAGCATCAATAACTGCAAAAAATATTGACGCTAAATTTTTTAAATTTTTATATACTTCATAAATTAACCCCTTAAAAGAATCAGCCCATCCACTTAATTGTCCGGAACTTTTAAAAGCTTCTATTGCTATTATTGCATTCCCTATTTCTTTAGTAAAAAATTGGAAAGCTGACATAACTGTTTGCCCTAATCCTTCCCCCAAAGAAATTTTTAAGGCTTCCCATGTACTTTCTAACGTCCTAAAAGCTCCGCCTATCCCGGCTTCCATTTGTTTCGCAATCTGTTCGGCAGAACCACTTGCATTTTTCATTGCATCGCTCAATCTGTCAAAATCTTTTGACGCACCAGAAGCCGCCACCGCTGCGGAAGCTGAATATAATCCGAATATTTCACTCGCACCGGTTATATCCATCTGGGCTTTACCCAGGTCTTCCAAAACAGGGATTAAACCTCTAAATTTTCCGTCTGCTGTTGTCGTAACAACACCTAATTTTTCAAGCTCTACTTTTGCAGAAGCAGTCGGCGATTGTAAGGCAATAAGCATTCGTTTTACATTATTGCCAGCCTCACTTCCCTTGATACCTCTGTTTGCTAAAGCGCCCAAAACCACGGAAATTTCTTCTAATGATACCCCGCTAGCTTTTGCGGCTGGAGCAGCAGTTTTAAAAGCTTCTCCTAAATCCGTTACTGCTGCATTTGAACTTACAGATGTTGTAACAAGCAAATCGTTGATATGATTGAGATCACTTACTGCCAGCCCCATGCCTGACATGACATTAGTAGCTATTTCAGCAGCTGTTGCTAAATCGGTAGCACCAGCGCTTGCAAGATTCAAAACCCCTGGTAAAGCGTTAAAAGCATCATTAGCTGTAAGCCCGCCCATCGCAAGATTTCGCAAAGCCTCTGCTGATTCCATAGCCGTAAAGCGAGTTGTTTCGCCCATCAATTTAGCTTGATCTGTCAGGGCTTTGAATTCATCAGTTGTGGCACTCGCAACCGCTCCGACTTGACGCATCATATCGTCAAATTGTGTAAATTGATTAGTTATTTCTTGTAATGCAAAGCCTGCACTTAATCCTGCAAAAGCTTCTTTAAGACTTAAAACAGTACCACTTATCCCTTTTAAACTATTTTCTAAAGCTCCCAATTGCTTAGAAGCTAAATCTTTAAGCTGTATGATAATATCTATATTCGAACCTGCTGCCATAAGCACCCCCTATATTTTTTATAATAAGAGTTATATTTATAAATTTTGTTATAAAAACACAAGATAAAAAATAATTATAAATTGATTGACAAAAAAAGATAAATATTTTAAAAATAATAAATTTTAAAAAAGGAGACCTGATATGGGAAAAATAGAAAAACTTGAATACGATTCAAGTTGGGAAAAAGTGTTTAATGCTTTGTTAAATCAATCAAAGGATTGCCAGTGTGGATTTGAAAAAAAATATTTTGTTGTTAATTCTTTATTCAAATCATGCGATAAAAATGGCAAAGAAATTTATACTTTTAAATATAATTGTCTATGCGGGATTTCTTATGAAATGAAAGTAGAAAGCGATCATTTTATAAGAAAATTATTAAATGAATAAATAAAAAGGGATAAGGCAGTTTAAAGCCTTATCCCTTTTTATTTTTTTCTTTTCTTCTTATCAGAACCGCCAAAAGCAATCCCAATCCCGTTTGCAACGCAAGCTTGATATAGCTCTATTTTTTGTTTAAAGTCCTTAAATTTCTTGTCTGCAATGATTTTGTAACATTCACAGGCGAACTTGAACCCGTATTCAAGACATTGGGAGTGGCCTGCTGCTGAAAGTGTGCAAACAATTTCACAAATTCCTGAATAATCAAGCTTTTTATTACTTTCGTTATATCGCCCTGCATTATTAGCAGAGCTGTCTGAAAAAAAACCTCATTAACCTCTTTAAATATCGTATAGACTTCTTTTAATTGAGACGGCGCTAATCCTTTAAAATCGTCAAACTGCATACCAGTTGACATTTGTAAAAGTTCGTTTATCCTTAAAAAATAAGTCAAAAAAGATTCATCTTTTTTCTTGTCAATCTCTTTATTCTCAATGATTTCTGCAAAGGATTTATACCCAAAAAGCGCTAAAAGCTGGTCGAGTGAAATCTCTTTAAACTCAATAGCCTTTTCTTCAATAATAACAGTCTGTACTCTCCTGACTCCTATCTTTTTTGTTTCCATACATTCCTTTTTAAAGTTTAAAGCCTGACAAGTTTTATCTTGTCAGGCTGTTTAAGGTTTTTTGTTTAACTGATTTCAGTCCATGTGCCGTAAGGCGCATCCGGGTAGGTTTCAGCATCTGCCAGGATTTCTACTGACAGTGTCAATTCAGCGTTATCCTCTGAAATCAAACCGATAGCACCGTCTGCGCTCAGTGTTGCGTTCGGATACCAGACATGGAATCGTACCCCCTGGTCATTATGGCCAATAAATTTCAATTCGCCCTGGGTGATTGTTTCAGACAAAATATTGATTGTGTTTAAGGTTTTTGCTTCATAGTCAGCACTTACATATGAAGTATGACTTACGATTGCAGAGCCGGTATTTTCACGGATAGTGCCTGCAAAAGAATCTTCATCATAATCAGTTCCTTTTGTATATCTTGCAGTTCCGGTGTTAGTGCTGCAAACAATCGCACCGGATACCCTTACAGGTGTATCTAATACCGCTGTCCATGTACCGTTTCCGATTGTTTCACCAGCAACAAAAGTACCTACAACCTTAATGACTTCAATATAACCAGAACCCTTATAAACAATCTCACAAGTTGCTGCTGATGTTACGCCCGTTACGGTATCACCATTTGCAGGCGTGCCCCCTGCTGCGGTACCGTGCATCAATTTATAATGATACAGGTAAAGCTTGCCAGTCTCAATAAATCTGTCTGTAATTGTGGTAGTGCTTACAGCATCAAGAGTGCCTGCTGACTGACTGCCCGCTGTCGGGGTTCCTGCAAACAAAGCGAGCGCAAGGTTTTCTTTTGTCATTTCAAGCAAAGTCATTGAGCCTGTAAGACTCTGTTCATCAATTGTGTCAAAAAGTTTAAGTTTAGTGCCGGAACGGGAAGTATAGAACGGTGTTTTTGTGATTTCCGGCGTGTTTTCAAAAACCGTAACCTCACCGAGATCAAGCCATCCAGACTGCCCGCTCGCTTTAAAGGAACAAATCCCTTTGCCTTTGTATAAATTTAATGCTGCGTTTGTTGCTAATGCCATAATTAAAACTCCTTATTATTAAAGTATATGCTGATATACATTTTTAAATTCCGTTTTGCGTATGCTGATAAAAAACATTTATTGTAAGTTCAAAGCCTATATAAGGCGGGAAAATTTCACTGATATACTCACTGTCAATCTCTGTTTTCTCTGCCATATTTGAGCGATTGTTATTTGACATAACCGCCCGCCAGACTTCATCAAGATGGTATGAAATCCAATAGTCTGCATCTTTTTCTTGTAATGCAATAAATCTTAGTCTGATAGCAAGCTTAGAATAAACTGAAATCTGATTTTGATTCCTGGATAATCCTTTATAGTCAATTGGAGCAGGCAAGCCGCCTAAAATCCCAACAAAAGGCAATAATGTTGATGGTATGCTTTCCACCTCTTCAATTGTTACAGGATGTTTCCGCTCAATTGAATGGATGCAATCAAGATTATTTAAATCAGATATTAGATTAAGAATTATTAATTCACGCCCTGAATTATGCGCCATTTACAAGTGTTTCCAGTTCTTTTTTAAAAAGTTTTTCAATATCAATTCTGTCTTTTTGACTGACGCCAAAAAATTGCCTGGTTCTTTGATTCTTATTTGCTTTGTTAGTTTCTTGCTGACTTGCAAAAGTGATTACAACATTTTTGCTTGTAGCTCTGCAAATCATAGCCGCAAGCATTTTACCTGAATAAAATAAATTAGGTTTTCCCGACCGGCCGCTTGATTGTCTGAACAATTTATAAGCAGGTGAATATGGTTTAAATGGGCTGCCGTTATAGTCAATCCCTTTGGCAGTCCTGATTTTCATTTTTGCAATCTGAAATAAACCCAGCTTAGTCATTAACGCCTGGTTCCCATGCACAAATATTTTTGTCTTTTTAATCAGGTCTAAAGTTTTCTTGTCTTTAATTTCTATGTTTACAGTTGACATGATTAATAAATCCTATTTTTTACAAAGTCTGAATTATGTTTAAACTCTGTAATTTTACCACCAAGACATTTTGTTACTTCTTCAGCAATCCTGTAATCAGGATCGCCCTGGCTTATTACATGTGTAAAAATGCTGCCTTTTTCCTCTATATGTTTTGTTATTGCATTGAAATTGTCAACGGCAATCGGATAACTGCCAGTCCACACCCCTTTATTGATAATCAACTCTATATCCCCAAGCAGAACTTTAACCATCAATCGCCACCGTTTTTTAGTATATCAATTATGAAATCAAAGTGCTCCGGATCGGCTTTATTTTTTTAATAGGTTTATCGCTTGATTTACTTATAACAAGTTTTTTATCGTCAATCCATTCAGGTAAAACCGGCATGAGATGATGCCGGCAATTATACCCGCCGCAATGAATCCAAACACTTCCCGGCGCTTTACCCTGCCATTTATCAGACTGCCATGCGTTTATGGTTTTTTCATCAAAGATTTTCCCTACTTTATCTCTGCAAAATTTTCTTGTTGCTCCCATAGTATCGCCATAGTACAAAAACGTTTTTATCCCTGCTGTTTTTGCCTGATTTTTTTGAATTGTTCTATAATACCCCATAAGACTGTCATGTGCAAAGGTTCTTGCATATGAAGATAACGGCACACCTGATATTGAAGCGCTGCCTATCAAAGCCGCTGACATTTCTTTTATCAGAGTTGAAAAATTACCACCTCCGGCAACATTATCATAAAGAGATTGAGACATTTTATTTTCAGTTAAACTGCCAAATTGTTTAAACTGATTAGCAGCAGTTTTTCTTAATGCTGATAAAAGCTTATTATCATTTATATTGAACTCAAAAGGCAATTCAAGCGCTTTAAACTCTGATTCAATGATTTTTCCTATCTTTGAATAATCTTTATTTATAGAATTTATCAGCACGCCGTATTCTTTTTGCATAACTTTAACAAGCTGTTTTTGCAGTTTTTGCGCCTCTGCAATCTCAAAAGCTTTTTCTTTGGGGAAGCCTGCCTGGTATAAATTAATGAGTTTCTTTTCAAGCTTGTTTAATGATTTAGCTATATTAGCTTCATTTGACTTTAACAAGTTGTCAATCTTAGACTCTGCTTCATTAATTATATCGTTTACAATACCCATATCAGCTTATTTTACTTCAATAATATTTTGACCTTTATTTTTAAAGCGAAACTTTAAATCTTCTTTTAAAACATTTTTAGCGGTTTCATAGTCTAACATATTAGTTATCTTAA